CAGTTATGTTGCATCAAGTCAAGTTTCATCTGTCCAGCACATTCATCACCAATCGGTTTTAATGGCTTTCTAGGTCTGTAACCATCCGCATTTTCGTAGAAAGCATCTACATGATTAAAAACGTACAATTTGCAGTTGTTCGTAGTCTTTGCTGTGCTTTCTGACATGGTCTTATTCTTCTCTGTGCAATAAATACCGTTTCCGGTTACAAGGTTATTGCAGTACCTACAATATTGAGCCATGATTCTTTTTCATCCTTTTGCCGATATATTAATATCAAATATCATCTTCTCTTTTATCGATTAAAATTTCTGTATGATTTTTCTCTTCCGAACAGACATATTAAATATATAAATTTAATATGGAGGTGAAAAACATGGGAAAAAAACATAATAAATGTGGTAAAAAGGGAAAAAACCTTTCTTTCAAAAAAGTGTGTAAATTGCTTGAATTTTTCATTACAATAGTAACGCTTTATGAAAAGTTATC